GTTCAACAGTCTCTGTGATCAATGCTTGACCTGGGGTAAATGCTCTGTTGGTTGCAAACGCAATAGGATACCCCGGAGTGTCAACTTCAAAGATGTAAGTTTGACCTTTGTAAAGTTTTAAAGTAGGATTTTGTGTGAGACCATTTGGCGTGAATTTGTATGCTACATTGTCTTCATTCTCCTCTATAGTAACTTTGAAAGTTGAAACTATTTCTTTGTTTTGACCATATATAGGTAAAACTTGTGGACCATTTGGTAACCAATAGTACTCTCGGAAGTTTGTAAACTTGTCCCAATCAATATGCGGATTCCATGCATAATATTCTTGGGCATTAATTTTACTATGATCTTTGTTAGTGTTACCAAACGAACGAAGTTGATTAATATAGTCATTATAGTCTTTATAGAAATCTATATTATCAAAATTGTCTTTAATAACAATGGCTGGTTCTAGTTGGTAATCATCACGTTGTTTGCTTACATCATCAACATAATTGTCAGATGCTGTACGTGCTCTTGCATCACGTCTACCGTAATAGGAATTAAGTTTTTCTACTTCACCTGGTTGGATTAGTTGGTCAAGTGTGCTTGTTAAAAACTTTTTGTTTGCTGGTGTTCTAAAGTAACGAGGTAGGTGCTTTAAACTGGTTCTGTTTTCTTTTTCATTGCCAGATTCAATTGGAAACTCGTTTTGATCATTATCAAAAGCCATTACTTTTAACTTCCCCCAGTATTAGTAGATGATTGAATTCCAGCATTATCGCTTGTAGCATTTGTTACTACTGCACCTGATGCTTTCAATCTTGATGCTGTAACGCTGTCAATAATTTCAACGTTATCAACTGTGGCACCTGAAATAAAAATTTCGTCATTTTCTGATGTAATTTCATATAAACTACCAAACGCTCTTCCGGTTTGGTTTGGAACTAGAACAACAGTTTGTATATCTGGAGTTAAACTTGTCATGATATATGTTGCTAGTTCTGAAAAACTAAACTTATCTCCAAAGTCCCAAAATTCTAAACTAAAGAATTCATTTACTGCTTGAATTAAACGTAACTTAACATCATTGTCATTTGTTACAATATCAGGGTTCTTAACAACTTTAAATGTTGCTTGTAAATCAACGTCTGCTTTGTCTCCAAATAACACTTTGTACTTAACTGGATGATAAATTACTTCGTCACTAATTGATTTAATCTTATTAATATCTTGACCAAAGTTTTGAAACAGTTCATCGCTACTTGGCGGTAATGGTTTACTAGATGTTACACCACGTAGGTATTCTCTAAAGTTTCTGTCATATGTTTTAGTTAACAAGTATGTGTCTATCATGTTAGTACTACTTGGATCTAATCTATTATTTTCATCTGCACTATGAACATATTGGAATTTAATATCGCTTCTTCCAACATATGCTTTATAGTTTGTAATTAACGTTAACGATGATGTTGTTTCGCTATATTGCTTAAACACATCAGCATCCATAAAGTAAAAAATTGTACCGTCATTGTACGCCGATAAAGGACCTGTTGCTGTTTCACTAGTTCTTACAATAATGTTATAAGCAGTAGGATTAACTAAATTAAAGTTTGTTGACTTGTTATTAGAAATTTCTTCTTTTAAGAATACAAATTTATCTGCTGGATTCACGCTAGGAGCAACAAAATCTAAAAACAGATCCGGATTATCAATAATTCCATCAGAGTCGGAATCAAAAAATCCTACTTCAACCTTTTTACTGTTTACATAATTCTCTTCATCTCTATACTCTTTTGTAACTTGCCAAGGGTAGTCAACCGTTAGTGGTTGAATACTATCTGGTTGTTTGTTAATTGACATAATGTTAATTTTGTCTTTAATAATTTTTCCTGTTTTACTATCATAAATCTTATCTGTTTCATCATAGTAGAACTTAACCTCTTTGTCACTTTCAAAGATATAGCGTACACCTCTGTATGTTACAGTATATTTTTCACCGTCAGTTTCAAATAGCAGTAACCAACTTGAATCTAAATTTTGATTTGAGTTATCACCGGATTTACCCATGTTAAACGCATTACTAATATTAAGGTTATTGTTTAAAATTACTCGCCATTCTCTATCAGTTAAACTATAGCGTAAACCAAATGTTTTGTAAGCAAAGATTTGTTCAATCATTTGTGAAATAACACTTGCTGTTAAATTTGTTGCAAACTTAGGTTTAATCTCATTAAGAATTGCCCCTGTCGGAATAATATCATTAAGGATGATTGCGCCTTCGCCATCTACAGTATTTTCTGTTCCGTCATCGTTTACACGAATAACTTTAGTCCAAAGATATGTAACTGCTCCTGGATAGTTTGCATCACCAGTTACAATAGTATTATTGTCTCTAGTATCAAAATGTGAACCTGTAGGTGCTACAAATTTAACAATAGACCCTGGTTCTAAAAATCTTAATGTACTACCTGTAAATGTTCCAACAGTGTATTTTACATCAGCATTATCAGTTAGGTAACCGCTAGAGTTATTAGTTTGGCTTGCTACTTGTGTCCAACTTGCAGATAAGTCGCCTGCTGATGTTTTTGGAAATTGACTTAGGTAAAAGTTTTGTACAAGAGTGTTTGTTAGAGTAGGTTCAATTACGTTTATAACTGCACCTTCAACATCAGTTCTTGTTTGAAAATTAAAACTAATTTTTTTATCTAATATTTGACGATAAACTGCACCATCATCACCGTATATATTTGTGCTTGAATATTTTCCTGTAGAATCAATTAGATCAAAGTATCGACTAATACCACTTGATGTTCTGTTTATTGCTTTAACTTTAACAACTTCTTGGCTAACACTTAACGGTGCTACTTGATAGTCTTCGCCAGTAATCATTCTATTTTGTGTATAGAAAGTTGCAGGAGCATTCTGTTTAATACTTGTGCTTGTTTCTGTAGCACTAGCATTATCAACAGTATACTTTAATGCCATTGTTATGTTTAATGTTTCGCCTTGGCCTGCTCTGCTAACATAAGGAATAGTAATATTAATGTTAGTCATTGTTGCAGGAGTAACTGTAATCTTACTTCCTAAGCCTTTTCTAAAATAACATCTAAAAGTTCCTTTTGGCATTTCACCAAATGTACCGTCAGCAAATAATAAAGTAATGCGATCGTCAATTCTACTTAAAACTGTGTAAATGTTTTTTTGATTTTTACTTAAACTATTGTAGATAACATTGTTGCCTTCTACTGCATCAACTTTAGTCCATAGGTTTTGTTCGTTACCATTAGAATCTAATTGGTATAACCAAACGTCACTATTGTTAATTCCAGTTGTGTCAATTTGCACTGCTTGATTTGGTGTAGGATTCTTAACTGTAAATCCACCAGTATCTAAAACACCTTGACGGAAATGTGCAAAATATCCACTGTTAGATGATCCTGCACCTTTGCCATCTTCTCTATATAAGAATGCAAAACTATTTCCTGGTAATGGATCTTCTTCATAAATTTTGTCAGCATCAATTGAACAACTTGTTACTTCAAATGTTACATTCTTTTCGCCTACGTTTTTATTAAAACTGTAAACTGGCAAGTTTGTATTTGAAGCATTAAATCTATATTGTTCTGTTGTAATGCCATTAATTATTTCTTTCTTAATTGGTTTACCAATAATACCGTTTTGAGGTAAAGCAGAATTTAAGATTTTACGGAACTGTTCTGGCCATTCAGGATTACTCGGATCATTCCAAATAATTGTTTGGCCGGATAAATTAATACCGTTTGAATCTGTAATATCTTCTGTTGTACTAATTGATTCAAATTTTAATAAACCGTTAGCAGACTGGTTACGCTTAGGATTATAGGAAAGTAGTCGTGCTAAACGTAACACAGATTCTCTACGTTCTGCTAATTCAAGGAAATTTTCTCTTGCATTTAGATCTGTTCTGAACGCTAGGTTTTGCCCGAGGTAAGCAATAAGGTCAATTAGTGCAAGATATTCTGAGGATTCGATGTAATCATTAAAATCTTCAGGATAATTTTCCCTTAGATAGTTGATCATTGTTCTACGTAGACTGTCAAAGTCATATGACTTAAAGTCTGCGTTTCTAAATGTTTGGTATACTCGCTTCCAATCTTCTGCAAGTAATAGCCTATTTTGTCTATCAGTTGTTGACATCTACTTTCCTCGTTGTATTAGTATTTATTTGTTTGAATTATCTGAACACTTAATTCTATACTATAAATCCAGCGTTCTGATCAAACGAGAATTTCAACTGTTCTGAGATATTATATGGTAGGTATGTTAACTCGCACTCAATTTGAATGCCACTTTCATATTGGTCAACAATAACCCTTTGAGCGTTAACTCTTGGATCCGCATTAATAATATCTGTTACATTAGTTACTATAGCGTTTTTAAGCGTTTCAGTCATAGGTTCAAACAAAACGTCCCAAATAATTGTTCCGAATTCAGGGTTTTCTAACTTCTCTCCTTGTCTAATATGAAAATGGTTTAGAAGATCTTGCTTGATAAGACCTATATCGTACAAAGTATAACTTGTGTTGTCAGGATTTACAGTACTGAGACCTCTGTAAGCACTTTGCTTAACAGGTACCTTAGGAGTTTGCTTATCCGGAACTTTAACTGTTAATACTGTATTTTTTTCTAAACTGCTCATATCAATATTTATCCGTCATTAAGTACCCGACTTTTTAAATGTATCAACCCTGTCTAAACCAACGTCTGGCTTAGCAGGGCCTTCACCTGTGCTGGAAACACTACCTACTAAATCGTCTGTGTTAGTTCTGTCAGTTTGTATCGCTGTGTATATCATTGGGTCTACGTTTTCGTGGTTATGCCACGGCTCCGCCTGCGGTAAACGCTTGTGTAGCGACGCTTCGTCGGTCGCGGTAGCGCCGGGTACGCTAGTTTGCGAAGGACCAGGCACAACGTGCTTGGCTAACGGAGTTAGCGGTAAAACAGAAGATGCCTCTGGGCCGTTCATATGAATGTTTGGTGCTGTTTCAATAATGTTTCCGTTGGCTTTGGTTTCATTCGTTCCAATGCTAGTTTCCCAAATATGTCCACCTGCGAATGTTTCATGATCTTTCAGTGTAGTCCACTTTGAATTTCCCTTAACAAACTGTTGGAAGTTTGCTGGTGTTTCAATTTGTATATCACTTTCACTTAGTATATTTGTATTACGTCCAGCATGAAGGTTAATGTCTCTGTCGGCAGTAATATTAAGATCTACTGCGGTGTGCATACTAATACTATCCTGTGCAAAAATATCAATTTTACCATTGGCACTTAGTTCAATCCAAGCATTACCACTACCATGGTTAATGTAGATTAAATCTTCTGTGTTATGCATTAGGATTTGATGACCTGTTCTAGTACGCAGTCTCAACAACTCATTGTGCGGTAGTGTTACATCACCGCCTTTCTCACCCGCTTCAACATTAACATATTCCTTTGGTGTAGTTGCCGCCGGACCTTTACGTAAAAGTTTATCATCACCGTCATCCATCACAAAGTGATGTCCGCTTAGTCTACTAAAAGGAACTTTTGCACTAGCATCTTTTGTTCCGTAGGACACTGTAGGACTGCCAGGACGTTTGTCATAAGGTCCCGGAGTGTTAATACCAAATACCATACTAGGTAATTCACGCCTTGCACTTGATGTTGTAAGTCCTCTAGTAGAATCTGCCGAAAGTCCTGATTTTACTAGAACATTAAAATGATCTACATCAAAGGGTTTAGGAAACTTTGTAGGATCCACACCTTGGTTTGATGCTAGTTTCTTATTGATTTCTCCTGCAGGTAATTTTCCTGCTAGTTGAAGAGTCGCAGTCGCAAACAAACTTGTGTCAATTTGACTAATTTTTTCTTTGGTAACATAGGAAGTTGCCGCTTTATCTGGAACAGCAAAGTTAGTGTAATTGTCAGGTAAACAAGCAAACCAGTAACCGGAATTAGGTTGGCCTTCAACAAATGTAACCAAAACTCTTGTGCCAACATCTGGTGGAATAAACCACATACCATATGCTTGTTGTCCATATTTAAATTCTACGTTGTTTGTTACACCACTATAGGGAGTTTGTCCGTAAAAAGGACTAGCATATTTTACTTGGAAAGTTTGTCCGTCTGCTCTTGTATCATTATTACTGCCTGTTGCTTTTAATATTTCAACTTCAAGCGTACCCATGTAATTTTTATCAAGGTGACTAATGACGCGACCGATGTACGGACCTGCATTAAGTCCGGTTTGATTTATACCGCCTGATCGTTTTTCATTTGCCATTAGAACGGATCTCCTTGATCTGCTTTAATTTCTGTCGACTTCTTATCACTTTGATCAGATTCCA